TATTAGGATTTGTGCGGAACGCTAAGTTGCCACCGTCAGAAGTATGTAAAAGTTGGATTTGTGCTGTTTGAGTAGTGTTATCATTACCTGTTGTGTCTGTTGTTCCAACAATCCCGCCATACCTATCAGTAGCCGAACCAGTAAATAACAATGCAGGAAAATCATTTGCACCTGTTGACTGAAGTGCAAGTTTTGCATCCCAATTACCAGCACGGGTAACGCTTGGTGTTATTGTTACACCTGCATCGGTTACAGTAGTTGTGCCGATGCCGATTGCGTTTTCCGACGCATCAACAAACAGCGTATCGCTATCCACCGTCAGATCGCCAGTAAACGTCCCGTTGAACACACTGAACGTATCATACACAACAATCTCAACAATATCACTTGCACTAGCACCGCTATCAAGAACCACCGACGTTTTAGACGTGGCAGTATAGTCTGCTGGATTAAGCAGCACACCGTTCTTGTAAACGTCAACGTACTCTCCGTCGGTGTATCCTAGTGTTTTTCCGTTGCCATCCGCCCCTGTAAACGTTGTTTGGGAAGAAGTTGCCGTGTAGATGAAGCGACTGCGGATACCGGATGATGGGGCTTTTCCTATGTAGGGCATTATGCGTTCTCCAGTGCTGTTAGTCTAGCTTCAATGCTTGTTAGGCGTTGTTCAGTAGCCGCACCTATGAAAGCCAATAACTCTGGATAGCGGATGCCCAAACGTGTGTGCTGTGTTGCGCCCTCTGGTGCTTCATCGGCTGTATAGTAAACATCTCTTCTGGTGTGTGCTTTTACAGCATCAATGGCTTCAATAGCCTCTGTGACCAAATTTCCATCATCATCATAAACAGCCTCTCTTGCTTCAACGGCTGGCACTTCGGTTTGTGTTTCCCACCAAGTATCGCTCATAAAGAAACCATACTTACTTGCGTCTAAACCTTCTGCCTCTAGTGCAGTGCGAACCTCTTGTGCAATAACACCTGTATGTGTTCTAGCATTATCACCTTTTGCGGTAACTGCATCATTCCATTTAAATGTCTTAAAGCCATTTGAGATACGTTTTGCCGCCGCAATTTCTGCATCCGTAAGGCTGGCAATCTGTTGCTTTTCATTTTGGTCTGAACCTGTAGTTACGCCGTTAGTTATAAAAGCATCATTAAAGCGATAGGCAGAATAACCTAAATCAATCGCATTATCTCTGTAAGCTACAGTGGTAGGATTTAAAGGTGCAATAAAATCTAAAGTATCATTAAAATACAAACCTGTATCACCAGTACCAATTCCAAGCCGCCCGTCTGTGCTAATAGTTCCAACCTCTGAGCCATCCTTATAGAAATTAGTAAGCTGACCATTAGAACTATTACGATTAACACCAAAAGGCGTACCGCTTCGGCTAACGAAAGTTCCCCCGGGTCCAGCTTCAAAAACACCGCCATCGAAATCTGATGTAACTTTTCCAACCAACACTGTGCCACCAAACGGATTAAGGGCTAAATCATCTGCGGCTGAACCTGCCCCATTTGAAGATTGGATATATTGTTCTGCATCATTTGTTAGTGAACCAAAAAACAGTGATGTTGATGCATCATTTGAGCCTGTAATTTTAGCCGACGCTTTTGTTGTGGATGTTAAAAGATTTGATGCGCTTGAGGCATATCCCTGCGCTCCTTTGACTTCAAGAGGTACTGTTGGCGATGTCAGAAGGATGCCAACCCGATTATTTGTGCTGTCAACTTTTAGTGTGGATGTGTCAACAGTCAGGTCGCCAGTGACAGTAAACGTCTGCGCTTCTGTAACGTCATTAAAATCAACGGGTTTTTTGCCTATATACGACATTAGGTGATCTCCATAATGCTCAACGTCGCGTCAACACCTGCACTAGAACTGCAATCAATCTTGACAACATCTGTGGTCTGTAGTACAACCTTGTTACCAGACAGGAACTCAAGAGACGATCCCGCCGGGATTGGCGCATCGTTGATCAAGAATACTGTCTCGTTTGTTTCCGTGTCAGAAGTATCTGACTCAAGTTTAACGTCGATAGTGACCTGTGATGCACCACGATTGGCAACAATCAGACCCAGAACCACTGAAGTCGTTGAACTTGGAACGGTGTACAAAGTGTCAGGCGTACCAGACGATGCTGGCATCGAGGCGTTGGTTTTCACTTTAAACGTGTTAGCCATAATTACTCCTGTTCGCTTCTATATTATATATTGTTTTGTTAGTTATGTCAACCCAGAGCGATAGCTAGAGCCGTTGCATCATCAGTGGTTGCAAGGGTTCCAGTGGCGGTGGGCAATGTGAGAGTTCCGGTGTTGCTGATTGTGCTGATTACCGGAGCAGTGAGAGTTTTGTTAGTCAGGGTTTGAGAACCAGTCAGGGTAGTTACCGTGCTGTCGATTGCAACAGTAAGAGTGTTGGTTGAACCTACTGTGTCGATACCTGTTCCACCTGCAACAGTCAATGTTTCGCTGTCTAGATCGACAGTTTGTGCACCACCAGTATCCCCCTGAAAGTCTAGGTCTTCAGCAGTAAGCTGCGTATCAACATAGTCTTTGACTGCAGCACTTGTCGGTAGGGTAGTGTCATTATCGTTAGACCCGATGCCCTCTGATTCCGTAACGATTGCTGCGGCAGCGAAGTCAGCAACCTCAACGTTGCTCAAGCTGTTTCCTGTTCCGTTAGCGTCGAATGTTTTGTTGGTTAGAGTATCCGTAGTCGCACGACCTACGAGTGTGTCTGTGCTGGTTGGCAGGGTGATTGTACCTGTGTTGCTGATAGTGCTGATAACAGGTGAAGTCAGTGTTTTGTTGGTCAGAGTATCCGTAGTCGCACGACCTACAAGTGTATCTGTGCTAGTTGGTAACGTGATAGTTCCGGTGTTGCTGATGGTGCTGATAACAGGGGCAGTCAGCGTCTTGTTAGTCAGGGTCTGAGAACCTGCTAATGTTGTAACGGTGCTGTCGATAGCCAGCGTGACTGTGTTACCTGTTGCGCTAGAGTCAAGACCTGTACCTCCCGCAACAGTCAAAGTTTCGCTGTCGAGGTCAATAGCAATAGTGCCACTGTCTGTTGTGATGTCTAGATCTTCAGCAGTAATCTGTGTGTCTACATATGCTTTGACAGACTGCTGTGTTGGAACTAACGTTGCGCTGTTACTAGACATATCATCTTCGTCAACAAACGCAGTGATTGTGATGCTTCCGTCAGACAGACTACCATAAGTAACTGTGCCCGTTGTTGTGATAGCAGATGAGCCGTTGTCGATTGCACCGAACCCGCTAGTGATTGAACCAGCGTTAAGAGCACCGACGGTTGTTACGTTAGACAGAGTATCTAGAGCCGACTCAAAGTATGTCTCAAAGTCAGTGAGAGCAACTTGCACCATTGTGCCGTTGTCGTTGACGACCACACGGTCAGCATCTGCAAGCGTTGTGGAGGTGGCGGCAGTGCTACCGTCTACGATGTTGAGTTCCGCAGCGGTTGAACTGATGGCTGTGCCGTTAAAGTCAATAGCGTCTAGATACGCTGTACCATCGATGTACAGGTCTTTGAACTGTGCGCCGCTTGTACCAATGTCTATGGTGTTGTTGGCATCTGGCGTAAGGGCTGATCCAAACGTAACATTATCAGCAGCTGTCCCAACTACTGTTACTCGTGCACCCTCACCTGCTGTGCCATCGTGATTGTGACCCGTGCTGGCGTTAAATGCGGCTAATATCTGATTAAATTCGTCATTACTATCGGCAGCGTCAATAACGTCGCCATCCACATACGTTGACTGTCTTGCTGAATATCCTGCCATTTTCTACCTTCTTCCTCCGGGGGTAAATTCTAATTGATATGCTTTGAGTGAGAACGGGAGTAGACCAGAGGTGTCATCTACTCTAACCGCTACTGTAAATCCTGAACCCTCTACTGTCTGCCTTACGAGAGGAGAGCCGGATGAACCATACACCGCTGTTCCATACTTACTCGCTGTCAGACCGTAGATTGCAACAGAGCCACCACTTGTTAGGTCATACGCTGCTGGCTGTGCTGCTGATGATGCGTTAAAGTCATATCTCATACGAAATGTTGAGTTGACTGCACCTTCGTTGTCGTAGTTCCAAACGATACGCTGCATGTTCTTGCGAATACCAGCGTCACCCATAAAGTGTGCCGGGGAGTCGTACACCGCTGATATCGCTGTGCCATCAAACGTTCCACCGGATTCTTGTGTGTATATGTATCCGTCGTAGCCCCCGTGTAAAACTGTTTCTACACCGCTGATAAAACCTGATACGCAACACGCTGCTTTTATACCTTTGATGTCAGCGTATTCCCACCCGATACCGCCTTCTACACCTGCTTTGATAACACCAATAAGACCTCGTGCAGATGCTTGAGCTTGAGCTTCCGTAGGGTAGAATAGACGATACTGACTCTTGGATCTGATTACGACAGACGATAGTCTAGCTGTGCCTATCTCGTCGATTCTGTCCTGTATTTGTTTGGATACAGTTCCTAGCTCAACGTCAGCGATACGTTCAGTACCTGCTATGGTACGCAACCCGTCAGGAGCAAGATAGATAAGATCACCGCCTATCTCTTGAACACTAAACCCGTCTACACACCCGATGCTACGAGTAACAGGCTGTAGCGCAAAGTCAGCTTGAGAGCTACCTTGAATCATGTATATCTGATCTTCACAGAATACAAACAACCGTTCACGGAACACTTTGAGCTTTCGTATTGCGCTATCTACTTTGATAGAACCTGCGCCATTAGCTGCTGAGAAGTCGTCCTCATCAAACGGGGAACTAAACACCATCTCTTGCGGTGTTCCCGACATACCTGCATAGAACATGTGGTTCTTGAAGGCAGCAACGCGATTAGCTCCTGCAACAGAACTCTCACTTACGTCTGTAACACTACTATTGTCATACACAGAAGGTGCGTTCTGCCCGTCTACCCATATTACTTTTTCTGTGTTATTGAAGTTAAAAACCTCAAACTCGTATCTTCCAGCGGATGTACGCCCTGTATCAATCGATGTGTAACCGCTACCCGACCCTTTGTATACTGCAGTTCCTTGTGCGGCAATAACTTGATCTTTGTAGATTGCTACGCCTAGTATAGTTCCGGATGATCCGCCCACTTGGTTTGAGTCATACTTGGTGAAGCCGTTGATGCGACGGTAGCCGCCTTTGATGTCGGGCTCAAAGTTTTGAAGCTGTGTGGCTGCACCGGGGGGTATTGAGAATGTGTCTCTGTCAAGAACCAGACCACCTCCAAGTCGTACCACAAATGGGCTGATAATTGAGGTATCTGGCATTAGACTGCTCTCATATAGTCTTTACGGTTGATGAGCTCAACTCTCATGCGACGTAACCCTTGCTCATAGTCTCTCTGTGCAAACTGTGCAGCTTGTGGATCAGAACGTAAAAGGTACGCATAGTATTTTGCTCTGTTGACGATTACGTCGTGAAAACGATCAGGGATAGATGGAGTATCAGTGTTAACAGCTAAGTCTGATTTTGTTGTGTAGTAAGCGTAGCGAATAGTATAGGTAGACTTATCTGGAGTTGGAGACAGACCGTATTTATCATCCGGTGTGTGGTACACAAACTCTGGTAATCCTTCAGAGCTACCGTCTGGATTGGTGTCTGACTCGTGGTACTTGTCAAGGTACTCATCATAGCTAATGTAGTCGAGTCTTCTCTCAGGTAAACTCGCAGACTCTTGCACAGTAAATGTTGACCACTTCAGTGTTTTAGCGTCAGCTTCAAAGCTGTAAAGACGCTGACCGTCTACTGTCGTATCTGAGTCGTTTGATACAGTAAAAGGCCATTCTACTTCAGAGTTGATTATGTCTCTCTGTGATTTATTAATGAAGTCTGCAACAGCAGTTTGAATACCACGAGTAGAGGTCACGTTTGTGATTTCTACTTCGTTGAGCTCTCGTAAAACTGCGTTGCAAAGTTGTAAGTAATTCATTATTAACCTCTGTGCGGATCAAAAAACTCTTCGACAGATACCAAAACTTCCATTGTGTTAGTTGTCTCTCCGTAAACAACAATCTTATCCCCGGCATGTGTATAGAAAAAACCACCATTTACAAGATTAGTAACACTGTGCCCTGACATGCTTAAACCGTTGGCTATGTATTTGTAAGTATTATCATCCGCATGATAAAATTGTACGTACACTTTTTTTGTGGCAGTAGAATTGTTAGATATGTGAAGATAACGCACAGCAGCACTGTAATTAAGCGGAGTGGTGTACACAACAGTCGCACTACCGTCAGCAGCAGTCGCTGATATTGTGTATCCTTGTGTGTGATATTTGCTGTCTGTCTGGAGAGGCATCAGTACATCGCCCGTCTTGAGGTGCTACCACATGAGTACATCTTACCTCCGTATGCTGCTTTTGTACGCACGTTAGTAGGTTTACCGCCTACACCTTGCGCCTTTGCACGTTTACGACGAACCGCACTTGCCTTCTCTTTTGCAGACATTTGATTCGCTTTCGCACGAGGAACACATTTCGGATAACCGGATTTTTTTAAACTGGCTTTTTTTCTTCCGCAAGGGGGATGGCCTCCACCCTTTTTCTTGCGGCTTATATCCACCCAGTCTCCTTTTGGTCCTTTTCCAAACCATTCTTTTAGGCTCATTAGTAAGTTCCGCCACGTTTCTTGTAGGTCCTAACCAACCAAGCATTTGCGTAAGCACTTGGGTAAACTTTGAATTTTCGCTTGGCTTCCGCTTTTACACGAGCATAAAGAGCCTTGTTCTTAGGTGTCGGGCTCTTTGATTTTTTAGTTTTTGAAGATGTTTTCTTGGTCATTTACAGTCACTCTTTCAAATGGATGACTAGGTTCACCTGATAAAAGGGTAAGTGCTCCCAGTTTTAGATCTGCTTCTATCCAATCTTCTATTGCTTGTTCTAGCTTGTCGTACACTTTATCAACATCTGTGTCGGCAATAAGAACACCATTGAAGAAGTCAAATAATTGTTCTGCGTCCCGTTTCTTGGACATGTATCTGTGTGATAGGGCTTGTATAATCAATTGACTCATGGAACACTCCTTGCCTTTATGATACACTAAAATTGCTGAAAAGTCAACTAAAATATAGAATAAGTTTTACCGTCGTATATTAGACACTCTTTTCGGTTGTCGTTTTCTACTACTGAACAGTGTATCCACCCGGAAGATGGGTCATCTGGTGTGTAGTATTCCAGTATCAGCTGATCAAAGTTAAGGTTGTTTCTGACCCATTCTGCAACTTCTTTGTTATCAAATCCGGGAAGTTCGAAGTCTGCAGCTTCTCCTTTTGCGTGTTGACTTTTAGAGCTTGATCCGATTGCTTCACATAGGGCTACACTACGAAACCCAGACGAAGGTGCGAACGGGATACCAAAATGATCACGAACAGGCTGTAGTATCTCAGAACATACTCTCTGTAAATTTTCTATCTGCTGTTCATCTGGTGTGTTATCTATACCCATACGAGCAGCTGTTTGACTGCGAGTTAGTTCAGATAACGTGAAGTTATACGATAATCGCACAGATTTAGCCTTTTATTCTTCCTATTGACTTCAAGCCAAATGAAGCGGCAATACTTGCCATGATTGACCAACTCAGCCATTCTGGAAGATCTTCTCTTAAAAAACGAAACCCATCCTCGATATAAGGCTGGGCTGGGGGATAGAAACATGCTGATAGCAAAATAACGAAGAAAACCGTCCACAACTCGTCTTTCCACGAGTCTTGACTAGCTCGTGCCTGTTCAAGCTCCCATGCTCCGTCTTGTTCTACTTTTTTTGTTTGTGCCTCGATTTTAGCGACAGCAAGTTTTTGTTTGGCTTGCGCCTTCTCAGCACGGTTCTGCATCCAAGTTCCGGCAAGATTAGCTACGGGACCTATCAGTGCTTGTAACATCATTAATCCTCTTGTGAGTATAAATTATCAAATATTCTATTTACATCTAATGTATAGTCTAAATCACTTTTACTGTAGTGTACGTGAGCAGACGGTTTAAAATCGGGAGCTCCCTGTCCTGCTTCGAACCATGCTGGATGTGTTACTCGCACTCTATTGTTCGGCAATGCAACTACGTTTCCAGTCCATTCTCCTGCATCTAGCAAATGCAACACGTGACTTTGTTTGTGTTGAGCGGGGTCATCGGCAACCTCGCTCTCCGTGTAATCTACTGTAAATAAATATTTAGCGGGAAACATTTCTCCATCTATTTTGGCATACCACGGGCAAGGCATTGCGCGGTCCAGTGTATAAACCGCATGATGGTGTGAGGAACAGTCCCACGGCTGTGCATCATGGGTAGCCATTGGAGTAGGCCATTCGTCCACAGGAACGTCAGCCATCAAAGCTGTTATGGGCATACGAGCCCACATAGCTCCACCGTGTACGGTGTCATCTTCTTCTCCTTCTGGTGATATTCCAGTAAATATTACCTGAAAGCTAAGAGATCTGCATGGCATGGTTGTAACAGCAACTGCCATAGCATGTAAAAATTCACCGTGATACTTCTCGTGATTGTGGGTATATTCGCGTCTAACCCAACACTTGAAGTGGGGAATATTACTTTGCAGGTAAGCCATTAGGCTTTTACCAGCTTATACCCCTTCGTCTTTGCAGCTGCGCGAATCTGTGCAAGAGTCATGGGTTTAGTCTTTCCGCCTTTACGCATCCCCTTACTCTTCATACGACCACCTGCGGCGTAGCCTTTACTTTTCGTACGGCCTCCTCCACGCATGGTTTTCTTTTTCATGCGCCCACCATTACGCATACCTTTACTTTTTTTAGTCATTGCCATCTGTCTATACTCCTGTCAATGGTCAGCATTTCCAACGTCTTCGTGCTTGTCGAAGGCGACTGTTTGGATTTTTAGCCGCTTTTGGAAACTTTTTCATCTGCCCAGCGGAACGTGCACAGTATGATTTACGACGTGCTGCGCGGGCTTTAGTACGAGGTTTGTCCTCAGTTACTGCTGTCTTCAGCTTGCTGCCGGGGTTTTTACGGCGGTAGGCAGCTACGCCCGCCTTTGTCATACCCGCACCAGCTTTGGTGGGGCGAAAATTCTTTTTGTTGCGTTTTGGCATTTTGTCTTGTTTACGAGCCATAATTATCTCCAGTGAGATGGGGGAGCCAAAAGACCCCCCCTAGTTCACTTACGCGAACGTTGCCGCAGTTTCGGCAGTGCCGAGTTCTGCGATAACAGCAAAGACACGTACTTTACCGTCGAATGTTGCTGTGTTAGCAATCAGATCGATGGTGTCAGCAGCGGTGTACAGTTTCGCTGTACCTGCAGCGTTGTTGATCTCGTGTCCGGTAGCAGTACCAGAAAGAGCCGCAACGTACAGGTCGTCATCAGTGTCATCACCTAAGTCAAGAACTGGAGAACCAGTGCTTGCAACGGTGAGAACTTCAACACCAGCCATCAGAACCAAAGTGTTAGCTTTCATTTCGAAAACTTCTACTGAGTCTGAAGTAGTCAGGCTTGTGCTTGAGAAGTCAAGAACGACTTCAATGATTTGTGGCTTGATGCCGACGGGAACGCCAGCAACAGCACCAGTTACAGTATATGTAGCCATAGTCTAGTCCTCCCTTAGTCCAAGCTCACAACGCCACGAACGATTGCTTCAGGGCGAAGGACTTTGCGTCCAAACACGTGAAGACCACGAACGATGTCGCTGAAGGTTTCAGTTGAACGAACAACTTCAGTTTTCGCAATGTGCGAAGCTGTAGCAGTCGAACTCATGTGACCGCCCAGAATAACGTTTTCTGAACCGTCTGTTGCAAGACCTGTCAATGTTACTTGGTCTGTACCGCCTGTTGAAACAAGAGCAGTAGACTTGTAGCACTGGAAGCCAGCAATGTTACCCAACGATACAAGACCGTTACGCAGTGGAGAAGTTGCGTCGCCAGTTACCTGAACTTCGGCAAACTTCGCACCAGCTGAGAAAAGGTGCTTGTAGAAAGCTGGGGGAGCAACGAACCAGCGGTTCTCTTCTGGAACAGACTCGTTGTCAAGGGCTTCAGCCATTTTCAACATTGTGTTCACAGCGGTGTCACCCGGAGATGAAGCACCACCGATATCCAGAGCAGAACCAAGAGTACCGATGCCTGAAATCTGAGTTACAGAAGCACCAGACTCACCAGTTAGACCAGAGTCGGTTGCCATTTGATCCAAGACAACTGCGTCGTACTTGCGCTTCAGGGAATATGCACCTGAAGAAGTAGCAAGAGCTTCGAAGTTGACGTGGGATTGACGCTCTTCAATGTCGTCAATTTTAAACGCGAAAGCGTTTGCTTGGTCAACAACCATAGTAATTTGGTCGTCAGCCAAGTCTTGTGGGTTCACCACTGAGCCACGAGCGTAGCTAGATACGGTGATTGTCGGCTCTTTAATGATCCGAACAGTGTCGCCAAAGTTTTCAATCTCACCAGCGTAATCGGTATTCGTAATATCTTCTGCAACCGAAGCACGGCGGAAAAACTTGAGAACTTTCTGGCTAAAAATTTCCGGTGTAAAATTACCGGAAGGCAGGTT